ATATTTCTTTTTTAGTTATTTATTTGATTTTCAAGAGCATCTAATCTATCCTCATTCCTTTTCTGAGTTTTTCCAGTTGGTTTCGGATGTGCCATTGATTCTAGAGTATCTACCTTTGCAGATAATTCTTTGATAGCTTCAATTAAGAGTGGAACTAATTTTTCATAATCTACTGCCATATATCCACTGCTTCTTGTGGTTGTAATACCTGGAAGACCAAGTGCTTCAATTTCTTGTGCGATTACTCCTGTATGTGAACTTCCGTCAGATTTTTTAGTATAGGTGTTACCACTAATTGAGTTTACTTTTTCAAGTGCTTTTGTTATGGGTGAAATATTATCTTTTAGTCTAATGTCTGAAGAAGAGAATGCAGTTATGTCACCAGTAACTAAAAGTGGAACCTCCGTCTCAGAAGGATCACCAACTCTAACTCCAGTGTCTCTGACATCAAATTTCATTGCTCCACTATATAAAATTCTAACACCACCTTCATTATCGTAAAATACGATTCCATTATTTGTAGCCTTATTCACGATTTGATAAGAACCAGATGCTTGATCCTCTCCCTCGTTTTCAATTGCTAATTTATGATCATCTCCAACCCATTCTTGGAGAACACTATTCACTCCACCAGTATTGGTAACAACAATACCTGGCACGTTGTCATCTTCTGTGGTTACATTTAATTGACCAGTGCCATTATCACCTTTCTGAAGTGTTAATGACTGACCTGTAATTGAACTTGAAGTGATGTTTGTGGCAACAAGTCTTCCTTGATTTGCTATAAAACTTAAATTTGCATCTGTGGCAACAGTGGTCATTGTGCCTACAGTAGATTCAGTTAATACAAGTCTTTGAGTTCCAGATGCTGCTGATAATACAGATCCAACATTTTCTAAGTTTTCTCCATCTCCAAAATATTTAAGTGCTGTTACAATACCTGCGAAATTTGCCTGTCCATTTGTTTCAATGGTGACACCAGTTCCAACTGTAATTCCCTTTGCTGTTGTCTCTAATTTAGGATCATTATGATTTTCCATGTCAAACCATAATTGTACAGATCCTCCACCATTAAATTTGGCCAAGGACGGATCACCCGTATTTACATTGCGTCTGACATGAAGAGTTTCTGCATCAATGAATAATTCAGTTCCAAAATCTCTTATGACTGAGTTAGTATTGGAAGTGTGGAAAATCTGAAGATCGTTGCCATCACCTAATTGTAGTGGTGTATTATCTGGAAGATTCACTGATGATCCAGCACCAATATTAACAGTTCCAGCAATACCAACACCACCATCTACAACCAGTCCACCAGTTGTAACGTTGATTGAATCTTTTTGATCATCTGGTGGTTGAATTTTAACACTATTGAATATGTTTAATTTTTCATTAAATGTGACAGGTCCATCAAATTGTGATAGAGAAGTGTTTGATTTGCCACCCTCAACAAGAATTCTTTCCTTAACTGTGACTTCATCAAATATAACACTTAATCTAGATGGATCAGCTCCAGTAATTGTAGGCACTGGAACATCAAAATTAATTTCTTCACCTGTTGTTGCAGATTTTTTATTATTACCAATATAAAAATCACCCTTGTCATTCATACCTGTGTAAACAACAATACCAGCAGATCTCTCTTGAGATTGAGATAAAAACTCTTCTTTTTCAGTTAATGTTTTTATCTGTACTTGCGGTAAGGCAGTTGAGTAATTACCTGGACCGTAACCAAGATATTCAAATGTATGACCAGATGCCCTCAAAATTGATGGTCTATGGAATTCAATAGGAATTGGTTTAACTTTTTGAACTAATGATCCGTTATCATGTGAAGATGCTGATGACCCCAACACACCTCTGATGACTGTTAGAGTATCATCATCAGATCCACTCAAACTATTTTTCGATACTCTCATTATCTCATCATCAATTTGAAGATAAGATCCATAACTAAATCTGTTTAATATACCTGATTTATCATTTAAGAGAGTAATTCTTATAGTGTCATTTGCTGAAGAAGTAGTTGGTGCTGAAACACTGGCTGCTAATTTTGCGAACTCGTTACCTGAAATAGGGATGCCCCTCACTGATAAATTCTCTGCATCAATATCAGATGTTGCATCATTTGCAGAGTAACCATGTTTCAATACGAATCCATTAGTCAAGGTGCCATTTGATAAATCTGTTGTAGCGGTGAAAACTGTCGAACTGGTGCGGGATTTGACAATAAATGTTCCTTGATTATTATTACTACTATCATTAAATTGAAATTTATTACCCACAACTAATCCATGTGGATTTGTTGATGTGAATGTTGTTAAAGAGTTAGATGTTACGGCAGTTGATTGAACTGATGGACTCACTAAAAGAGCAAATTGATCTGTGGTAATTTCATTATCACCAGTTGTTCTTGCGATTGAAATTGCATTTCTAGATGGTACTGATAATAATCTAGCATAACTATCTGTTGTTATACCTGAACCAGTAAACTGAAATGTTAAATCACTACTAAAACCTGAAAGTAAACTTGCACCCAATCCAACATTATTCTGGTCAAATTTATCTTTAACTCTTCTTTGATCATTACCACCACCAGCACCTACAATAGCTGGATCAATGTAAAGAATTACACCGGATTGATAACCACTACCTGGATTAGTAATATCAATATTTGTTATAGAACCACCAGTGACAATAACTGAAGCTAAAGTTCCGTTCCAATTTGAATCACTTGCTGAGTTTGTATCAGTTAAAATTTTGACATTATGAAAAGTACCATTATTAAAACCAGAACTCACTGAATTTAATTTACCTGTTGAAATACCACTAAAATTATGATTTCTAGAAAATGTTATTGTTGATATTCCACTTGAAATTGGTGAAATACTTGAAATAGTTAATCCAATCCCTAAATTTGCTGTAAAAATATCATTTGTTTCACGAGTTATACTTTTTTTCAAATCATTGGTATTGACATCACCTAATGGATTCCTCAGTGCAAAAGATTTTGCTGAAAGTGGGTTATCATCAGCATTATCACGATCTAACTGCGGATATAAATCAACCACATTTTGACCGTATTTAAGATCACTGAATTCACCTGACGATGTATTTACACTATAATTAGCATTTGATGGAATTATATGATATATACCGTCTTGTTGATTCGGAACATGATTTGCAATTTTAATATTTCTATATGTGTAGATATTGGATTTTAAATCTGTTCTTTCAAATCTTGGTGATGACTTAGGACTACTTTTATCGAACGCATTAGTGACCGAAGTTGGAATAGTTCTACCTGGATTATATGTAAAAGATAGTGAATCAGGAATAGTTTCTACACTAAAACTACCATTATATCCACTATTTGCTGCTCCAACTGTGTTTGTTGTATCAGTTGTATTTTTTATAGTAATTAAATCACCTACATTTAAATTATGTGGTTCCTCTGCAGTAACACTGACAGATGATCCATCAAAAGTACAGGTTGATATGAATCTTGGATTTCTTTCAAATAGGAAATCATTCCTAGTTAACTTAGTGTCACTTGATTTTAATGTAAGATCAATGTCTGTCCTAATTCCAGTGGTGGATGATTCTTGTATTACAAAACCACTCTCTGGATTTTTTGAATTAACTATTTCTTTCGGTATAGTGACACGAAGTTTATATATTTTATCATCAATACTTCTTGTATCGTTTACTCTTTTAACAAATGACGTTAAGGTTCTGTCACCTAATCCAATAACACCATTACTACTAAGTTGTTGAAAAATTTCATTATTATCAACTGTATTAATATACCAGTTAGAATTATCAGCATCAAATTGAATTGGATGTCCAACATCCCCAGAGATTTTATCTACTACTCTACTTTTAATTTTTAAATTTTGTCCACCAATCACATTTATCTCAGATCCATCTATTGCATTTTGTAATGAAGAAGCTAATTTAAAATTTAGAGCATCTAATTTAATCACATAATACACAACATCAGTTTTTATATTTTCTGGCAAATCACCCACGTCACTGATGAGAATAACTTTTTCACCTGTTTCTAAATTATGTCCACCAGTGACATTAAATATATTATTTACAGGTGCAACTAATCTGACAACTTTTTCAGAGCTTGTAGTTCCATCAGACATCAAAATATTTGATGAATATGTTGTCCCTCCAATTTCAACAAATAAAGGATCAATTAATTTTGCACCAACTTTAAAACCTTGGGTTAAAGAAGGTGGAACATTATCAATGGCATCAAATCCGAATAAATATAATCTATCTTTATTTGAATTATTTCCTCCCCCAGTAGCTGTTGTAGTTGTTAATCCTACATTAATTGACAACCAATCTATATTATCAAGTTGGGTATCATCAATAGATTTTGGTGGAATAATATGAGTTAGGAAACTCGTATCATCAGAGGCAAAGGAGTTCTTTTTAAATCCATCAGATATTAGTGCTAATTGTCCAAAGTTAGAGTTAGAGTTAGTAATGGAAGCATCACCACCACTTTGTGCCTCAAAATGTTTATTATATCCAATCGCAAATACAGAAACTATTTGAAGAATAGCATCATTAGTGATTTTTATATGACATGTTTCCCAACCACTTCTATAAATTGCAGATGAATCAAGATGATATGCAGTATCAGGGTTTGTGGATGATGATTGTAATGCTAAATTATCACCAAAAACAGGATTCGCATCATTTCCCTCATAATCCCTATTTGATGCAATATATTTAACAAATGAACGATCATCTTTCTGTAAAGATACACCAGTAAACTGAGCAACAACCATCGAACGGAAACCAGATGCTTTGCTACCATCGGCATGAAGTCCATTCATTCCATAAACGGATCTCATTGAAATATTGAAGATATAAGGTGAAGCACCTGTTACAGTATCAGTTTCAATAACAACAGTTCCACCAGGATTTCCTGAGGGATCACCGGGTGTTTGTAACTCTAAATCAAAGTTTGGTAAAGCATAAGTAAATTTTTTATCATCCAATGGATCAACTAGAGTAACTTTAGTGGAGATATTATATGCTTGCGGTGAAACACCTCTTATCTTTATTGGTGTGTTAACAGATAATCCATGTGGTGAAGCAGTTGTAACAGTTACTTTATTTGACGGAACACCTGGTGTGTCACCTGAAACGATAGAGACAATACTAATCGGATCATCGGCAAAAGCACCAACTATTTCCCACTCAGGTCTTTGTTTAGCAAATCCCTCTTCATTTGTAGGGAATTTTTGATCAATGTCACGATTTGATGCTGCATTATACGCATTAGATATCTTTGCGTAATACATATCAAGATCAGTTAGTTGTGATCTATCATATAAGTTAACACCATCTGCATATTCAAAAATTGTTAACTTATGGTGTGAAAATACAGGTTGAACTCTAAATTCAGAGTCAAAATTACCATTATCAGTATAGACTAAACCATTTTCATCTCCGTCAAAGACACTAAATTGCCAAAAATAACAAGTACCAGTTATTCTAAAAATAGCAGTTTTAGGATCCTTTCCATATGAAGTCGTGGGATTAGGAACATATTTTGGTCTTATTCTTGTTTTTCTTAAATCTAGTCCAACAATTGATGTTCCTCTTGGAACTATGACTCCACCATGCACAGAGTTAAATTTATAAAGTATATTATTCTCTTGTTCTAAATCAAATGTTGAATCATTTGTTAAATTAAAAATATTTGCATTAGGTAATATAGCACCATTCGGTCCTGATTCTATTGCCTTAGGTACTCCTCCATCATTTAAAATACCGTATCCTGGTCGATTATCTATCACATGCTGACCAGGCATTAATAATATTGTAGTTCTCTCAATTAGATCATTATCATTTCCCTTGACATATGAAAATCTTGCAGACTCTAAAAGTGCTCTTTGTATTGTTTTAAATGGTTTGGTTAAAGAATTACCTTCGTTTGTTATACTATCAGTCGCATCAATATCACTTGGACTAACATAAAGTATTCTTCCGTCAACGTTCTTTAAAAAATTCTCTAATTTATTCAGGGGCATGGGTATCCTGACTACTTATACTATATTTTATTTATGTATGATCTGTAGACTACTTTTTTTCAGATAATTGAGCAAATTCAATTTTTTCTTCATCTAATTGATTACAAACGTCAAGTACACGAAGAAATTCATCAGGTGTATCACATTCAACAAGTCTTTGTGAACCATTTTCACTAATCAAAAGAAAAGATCGAGAAGTCATGTCCACAACTATTTTTGTTAAATAATCCTCTTTCATATAATTTTTTTCTTTATCCTACCACAGATTATAACAATGTCAATATTATTTAGGATATCATATGAGTTATAATATACTATGATGGTTCAGTTGGCCAAGTTGGATTTGCAGGATCACTCGTATTTGAAGGTAGATCTCTTAGTTGTTGTCTGTAATTTATCCATTCTGTTTTTTTCGAATCTGTAAGCACTGCATCATTCAGTTGAGTGTAGTCAGACATGAACAAAAGACTATTTCTCTGTTTTCTAAGTTGTCCCCATTGGAAAGATGGATCAGAAGTAATTGCATCATCTAGATCTTTTAATCGTTGAAGTTCGTTATTAAATGTAGTTTCTGCTTGAGAGTATATACCGATAGATGTGATACCTAAATTTGGTTTTCCATCATTATATTCAATTTCACCTGTAGATCCATTCCAACTAACAGCCCATACATCTGAAGGTATCCAAGACATATCAGATTCAATATCACTAAGAGTGGTACTACCAATACCGATTTTCTTATCTACAGTAACGATAACTAAATTTGTATTCATTGATCAATGTCTCCCTCTAATCTATCTATGGATTTTTCTATTTTTTTCATATTTATAGTGGTAGATATTCTACTTATAGTTTCATTTCTAAATGACTCTACAGCAGCACCTGTTTGTCTCTGTTGTTGTGAATTTTCAATCAATAATGTTGGTATCCAATTTACTGCACATCCCCATTCATCAATTTCCTGACCAGTTTGAGGATGAGTTCCTCTTATTTGAGTAAACCAAGAACATTTTAATCCTAAACAATCTTCACCAATTAGTGGGCAAAATTTACCTTGTTCGAGTTTCATATTAATTTTTACTTATATTGTAGCATATAATAATTTTTTGTGCATTAATCCTTTTGTGCTATTATAACATCAAGATACTTAACTGCCAAGTTAACACTTGGATTTGTAAACCCGTGACCGTGAGTTAGATCTCCAGTAGATTGTTGACTAAGTTTGGTGGTTGTCCTCCACAATTTACCACCATTTGAATTATAATTTGATATAGCATCATAATTAAAATTACCTTCGTTTGTTACATTAGACCAACTAGCTTTACCATTCGCATTAGTTAATTGGTCATCACCAGGAAAATTGTGAAAGTGAGATGCTACTTGAGAAGTTGATAAAATATGTCCACTAACTGAACCGCCTGTTGTTGCTCTAGCACTTGCAAATGCAGTTGTAAAGTTAACAGTACCACCACTACTAGCAGCTCCACTTACAACTCGCAACGCTCTCTGATTCGTATTACTTGTATCCTTCGTCCATCCAGTTGGTGCTGCTGTTTGCTGAAAAATCATACGAGTTCCAGAAGGCACTCCACCATCACTTCCAGCAGCACCATCAGCACCATCACTAACAGTTACCCATTCTCCATTGGTTCTTATCTTTACTGGCATAACAAAATCCTCCTCAAATTATTTAGTGCGTTTAAGTTCATCAATCTCATCTTTAAGTTCTTTAATTGCCTCAATAAGAAGAGGAATCAATTTATCATAACGAACTGCTTTTGTTCCATCATCTCTTGTAGTTGTAACACCTGGAAGATTAAGTACTTCAACTTCTTGTGCTATTACACCAGTATCTCCTTTTCCTGCATACTCTGATGCTGCATTCCAATTAAAAGTATTACCACTTATTGATAATACCTTATCAACTGCATTAGGAATTGGAATTATATTATCTTTTAATCTTTTATCAGAAGAATGGAATGCAGTAATATCACCACTAACATTTAAGGTACCAGTATTTGGATTTACTTGAAGTCTTCCTGCATCGTTAACCTTTAATGTGGTTGAATTCGAATTATCAGCAAAAATAAGGTTACGAAAATTATTTTCGTCTGTATTTGTAATTGTTACTTCATCATCACCACCACTACCACCTCCACTTGCAGTGGTATCAAACCACACGTCACCATCACAAACATTAGTAGTAGGTTCAGTACTTTGAATGTACTTGGCACCATAAGCATTACTTGTATCGGGTATGGTGATTGTTTTTGTTGTTGTGCCTGAAACAGTTAATATATCACCACATGTTCTTTGTACATTTCCAGTTTTTTGTTTTACATCAACATCAGTAACAGTTCCACCAGATTGTGTATTTTGAGCAGTTATTGTAAATCCATTAGAACCAGTATTATCAATTTTGATATTCGCCCCTGCCGTTATAGTAACTGGATCTTCATTAGTTGTTCCTGATTCTTTTAATATAATTTGTCCAGTACCACTTCCAAAAGAAGCACCGTCAGATCCACCACCCTCAAGATCGTAAGTTGTATTTGCTGATTGAGTATCTTGAGCGGTAATTCTAAATCCACTCGTACCTGTGGAATCAATTTTGATATTATCCCCTGCCGTTATAGTAACTTCATCAGTGCTTCCAGAACTCGGTACTAATTTAACTTTTCCCGTTCCAGTTCCAAACGATTGACCATCTTGTCCACCACCCTCAAGATCGTAGGTTGTATTAGATCCTGCTGATGATCCATTAAGAGTAAGTTTATTACCATTATTATCTCTGGTTACTGAAATTCCACCACTACCCACGATTTGAACTGAGGTATCAGTGCCAGTTCCAGAAGCATCTAAAAATAAATATGGATCACTATTAGTTCCAGTAGATCCACCATCAGAATCTTTTGTACATTTTAATTCATAGGTAGTATCACTTCCAGAATCAGCACTTATTGTGAATCCAGAAGTGCTGGTAGTATCAATTTTTACATTAGTTCCTGCTGTTATCGTAACAGTATCTTGAAGTGTAGAATTTTTCAATAACTCAAGTTTCCCAGTACCACTTCCAAAAGCAGCACCGTTAGATCCACCACCCTGAAGCACGTAAGCAGCACCTACACCTGAACTATTTGCAAATGTCAATCCATTTTCATTGCTATTGACAACAACAACTTGACCACTAGTAGCACTAGTATAATTAGCAGGAGTATCTTTTAAATCAGTAAAATTAATATCCAATCCAGTGTTACCCTCAATTTTACTCCATGACCATCCCGAATTACCATCAGCTTTCAAATAATAATTTGCAGTTCCACTATCATTATTTGGAGTGATAATTGTTGATGGTTTTATACTGGGAACAACAAGTAATGAAGAAGAAGGAGTGTATTTTAATTCTGTATGACCTTTTAAATCTTGAAAACTTCCATCGTTTGTAGGATCTGTAGAAACAAATGTCAAGTATTGTTCTCCGGTTCCATCTTCTTGTGTAACTTTTATTTGATTTGCATCATCCGAAACACCAGTTACTGCACCAACGAATTCTCTAGCATAAATTTTTCTCCACTGAGCACCTGATGCTCCAATATCCTTACCATTAGCGTCATCAGTAGATGCTGCATTAGTAGAAGGTGTTATGTTAGTATCAACATCACCTACCATCGAAATAGTATCTAAATTTGAATCACCTAAATCAACATTACCTTTCAAAGTAGAATTTTTTGTAACAGTTAAATCCTCACTTACTGTGAGATCTTTCGTAACTGTCAAATTACCAGTTGCAGTAACATTTTCTGTGTTTAATTTTATTTTATCATCACTATCATTCTTAGCTGCAATTTCTAATGTTGTTGTTTCGTTTCCAGATTCAAGATAATAACGAATATATGCCTTATCACCCGAACCAGAACCATGAAAATTATCTAACCATTGTATACCGGCAGCGTTATTGTTTCCAAATTTAGGTTGTATTACATTGTTTGCTACTATCTTATCCTCAAAGGTTGAAATACCAGCATTTACAACTAATCCTCCATTAGTAATTCTTACACCAGTCTGTGCTGTAACTATACCAACAGCATCTATGTTCGTTACATCATCATAAGTTAAAGTGCCATTTATCTCTAGGTTACCATTAACATATAATTTTTGACCGTCCCAAGTAAAATCTGAAGAACCCTCTAATTTTCCAACATTACCAGAGATAAAGACGACTTCATTATTTGCGAGATCTCTTACTTTTGCAGTGCCAGTATCTAATTCACCTGAAATATAAACACCGGTAGAAGTTGTTTTTAACCGCTCACCTCCATTGTGATGAAGAGAAACAAGATCGTCTTTCTTTATAAGAATAGCATCTTTACCATTCTTTTGAATATAAAAATCAGCACTACTATCTTCTTCAATATATGAACTGTTATTATTGCTACTGTGATAAATTTTCAGATCCGGATTGGTAGATGATGTACTACCGAAAGTTAGTTTTGCATTGTCTGTAAACTTTAATGAATCTTGTGCTTTTGTCCATGTTACATCATAATTAGCACCTGTAAATTTGACATTATCTTGGAATGTAGATACCCCAGTAACATTTAAATGCTTTATTGTAGCAATACCAGTTACATCTAGAGTTACGGTCTCAAATCTTGATTGTTGTTTATCTACTGTTGCAACAATCGTTTCAGCATAGATGGTACCCCACTTATTATCGTTAGTACCAATATCTTGATTAGCCCCACCACGAAGTAAGTCACCATCCTTGTTGATTGTAACTCTTTTACTACCATTTACGTAGAAATCAATTGGAGTATTTGAACCAGAGGCACTTATTTCAAATGCTTGATCAGCACCACTTAATTGACCTGTAAGAGTTCCATTATAATTAATATCAAGATTGGTTTTATTATCACTTCCTCTATCAAACTCTGCTACTGGATTTGAATCTCCTTTGAATTCAACCTTACCTGATGAATTGATGAGAACCTTTTCTGATATTGATGTATTACCACCAGTTGAAAATGACAATCCATTACTTGCAGCTGAAATACGACAGTCAGCATCCTCTGCGTATGTTGTCTTAAAGTCGATGAAGGAATCATTATTTCCACGATTTAATTCGATTGTCCCACCATGAAGAATTGTAAAATCTTCTGTGCCTGGTGCTTTTGCTACAATATCTCCAGTTACTGATGTAACACCCACCACAGCTAATTCTACGGATGGTGTTTCACTTTTTATACCAACATTTTCATCAAAAAATGTTTTTCCTCTAAAAGTTGATAAACCAGATTCAACTGAAATTCCATTATTAAATGTAGATAATCCTATAAATGTTGAA